ATATCAAACTCTAAAACATTTTGGTCTTTTGAATCAAATTTAATCAGTCCACTATTATCTTCCTGTATTGGAAAATACTCAACCATAGCATTCATTTCTTTGAAATCATTTATATATTCTTCATTATTTACAAAGTTATCAAATATAACCTTTGCCTCTGTTTTGTCAGTTGACACATCACTAACGAGATATTTCTGTTCTCTAATAAATAATTCGATAGGTTCATTGGTTGATTTTTCCTCATCAGAAGTTTTTTGAAAGTATCTAACCTCTCCATTAATTATTTTTCTTTCTGCGTCACCTTTAAATAAAATTCCCTTTTCATTAACAAAAACCGTTCTTGGTCTACCTGCTAATCTTCTTAAAAATTTATAAGTTACTTTATAATCACCTTGACGAAATCCTAAATTTCTTAAATGTTGTCCAATATCTAAATCAATAAAAGAACCATCAGAACTTAATTCGACTTCACCCAATGCTAATATTCTCGTTACGAGAAGATTATCACCCATATCATAAACATATAAAGCAATATAATCATTGGTAGTGTCTTTACCAAAACTACTATAAACTTTACCTGGTTGGTAATAGTTTGCTTTTTCTTTATCTGTAAATCCGTATTCTAATGCCATATCTATTAACTCTTAATGTTTTTATCTATTATATAGGGAAATCCGAGTTTTAACCATATCTCTTGTCCTACTAATGTTCTGTATAAATGGTCTTCAACTATTTCATCATAACGAAAACTCTTTAAATCTTTAAATACTTCAAGTAGTCTTTTACCACTTATACCTCTAACTCTTCTTTTAGTATTTAATCTAAATTCTTCCCAACCATCAGCATTTTGATTCTTTTTTAATCCTGCCAATCCTTCAGCTTTAAGTGTTGCGCGAATGCTTTTCTTACTTCTTTTTCTTTCATCTTTAAAAAATGTTATTATTTTTTCGTGTAATCTGTCGGTTGACATATCTGGTGTATTCTCTTCTTTAAAATGTTCATTAACAAATTGAATCAAATAATCTCTTACGGTTGCTTGAAATTCAACTTCCTCTTCTGTTGTATCTGTTGTTGTATCCGTTGTTGTATCTGTTGTTGTATCTGTTGTATCTACACTTGAATCAAAGAAGAAACTGAAGTCTGTATTAAATTTTCCTGTAAAAAGTTGTTGTTTATTTTCTAAACGAACTTGTTGAAAATCTTCCTCTAATGAAATTCCATCCATTGAACTTTCAAATGATTGTAGTGTTCCTGTTTCATCTCGTAATGGTAATTTCGCATCAACTGAACCTGATATATTAACTGACATTTTTAAATCTTCAATAGCATCTTGATATTCTCTAATATCACCTGCTAATAGATTTTCATAGTGTTCTGATTTTTTTCTTGCTTCACTTGGTAAGTATGGCATTGTTTTATCTCACTACTCTGAATTCATAATCGTCATCATAGTAATTAATTTGTTCATCAGTAGTATCACTACCACTAACTACTTTAAATAAAAATCTATAATTTCTTTCTGCTTGTAGTCCGTCCATTTGTATGTTAAAGAAATTACCTGTTGAATCACAACTAACTTTAGAACCTGTTCCAAATGGAATTATGGTTTCTTCTGTTTCAGCGTCCTTTACTGAATAGTAAGCAGATGCGCTTGGTAAATATTTAACTGTTAATTCACCTGGAGTTGTTGAAAAACTTGATGAAGGATATAGTTCTCTACCAACTACTCTTAACTTCGCCTTTGATTTTTCCTTATATTCAGGTCTTAAATTTTTAAAATAAACTTTTAGTCTTTCTAAATCTGTTGAGTCTAACGCTGATAAACTACCCGTTGACCAACTTGAATCGTCCCACACTGCTTCTAATTTAGGTGGGTAGATTGTATGTGTTTCTCTTGAAAAGAATTGTAGATTACCTAAACGAGTTCCATCACCCTCTTGTCCGTCATTATAATCAAAACTAGCTGTTTGGTGATTATTTCCATAAGAACCACTATCCTCTCTTTTAACGATAAAGCCGTTGTTCGGGTAAACTGAACTTGAGTATATAAAGTTGTTTACCATATCGGTAACATCTGCTCTAATATCTTTCTTGTCAAATGTAATATCAAATGAAGAACTAATTCCATATTCTTGATTGGCGTCAATACTTGCTGTGAACCAAGCACCACCATCAGTTAATATTGAACCAGTTACCCACGGCGTTTCAGCATCGTGATTTCTGTATTGATAACTTGCTCCGTCAGAAGTTACTGGGTTGTGGTCAAGTTTTCCTGTTCCAGCTGTCCAACTACCACTAACCATATAAATGTGAAGTGGTTGTTCTACTTCAACTTCTTCAGAAGTTGCGTCATATAAATTTAAAAAGAATTTTGTTCCCGTTGGCATTAAACCACTTTGAATTGATTCTGAAATATATGTTAAATCAAAATCAATCAATACTCTTGATACATTTCCTACGCTGTTGTTATTATTAACAACTTTGTTAATTTCTAATATTTCATCTAATCCAGTATTTCTGGAAGATGTAGTTCCACCTGAATAAAGTGTTGTATCTCTTTTTCCAAATTCAAAATAATGCATTATTTATCTCCCACTACTCTTCCCTCGATATCAGCATCAGGGAATTTTAATTCAAATATAGCTGGGTCTAATGAAGGATATATGACTCCGTCTTTTGATGCGGAATCTATATCATAAACATTACCACTATAATTGTCTGCTGTTAAATGTTTGTTTTCAATAACGATTAAATTCTTTTGTGGATTATTTGTTTCTGGTGGAACAATAGAAACTACTCCATCCACTAATGAAATCTGATATGCTAAATCACTTAATATAATTGGTTGATTTATTTGCCACTTTTCTGTTGCAAAGAATTTCTTTACTTGTTGTATTGCTCTAAACAATACATCATTTTTATTATATCCTCTACGAACTATAATACTGAACTTAACACCAATGTTTATTACATAAGCGTCTTTAAGATTAATAGCATCTGTCATTACTCTATATTGTGATAAATAATGTTTTAAGTTTTGTTTTACTGCTTGATTTACTTGAGTTAGTTTTTTATTACCTGTATATCCCAATAGATACATATTTAGTGCCATTGGATTTGGTATTGTTGATATATTTCCTATTCTCTTTACTACTCCGTCAATAACTTCTAATTGTCCGTCTTGTTCTAATTGTTCATCTTGAACAACAAATGCTTTTGCTATGTTACCATATTTCTGTGGTAATGAATAAACTCTTGTAACATAATCTGCTCTTGTTACTGCTCTATTCTGTGCATTAAAATATGCTGCAGCATTTTGTCTTATTTCTGTTAATGTCTCTTGACTTGCTCCACCTGATGATGGCGACTCATTATATACTACTAAAGAGTTGTTGGAAGTTTGTTGTGTATCACTATTCAAACCTGATGTGCTATTTGTATAAGTTTTTCTATTAAATCTATTAATAACATTTGAAGGAACATTGTCCTCAACTGAACCACCATAGTTATAAGTTATAGTTAATGTTGTATTTGCTGGTGCTAATCCAAATGTTTGAGTTTTTAAGAAATTAGTTGGGTCGAATGATTCATCTAATCTTGTTACTCCTTGACCTAATGATGAACCAACATTATCTGGATTTGGAACTAATTCTTCATCTGCGTCTGAACTGATTCCACTACCAAATCTTAATTCCATTTTATTATCATCACGAACATATGTTGTAAATCTTCTTGCTGACTTAATTAATTTTAATAAGTATGGCGCATCATTTTGGTAATCTGATAAAGTTGGGTCAGTAAGACTTGTATTCTCTTCTGATTCAAATACAGTATCTTGTGCCAAGAAAGGAACTTGATACCAAGTATTACCTTGACTATCCGTTACTGAAACAATCTCTGTTACTTTTTCGTTTGATAAAACAATCTTATCAAACTTTTTAGCGCCTGTAAATGTAAATGTTTCTTCTTCTCTTGTTCCAGATTTTGCTAATACTTTTTTAGTTAATCTATAATTTGTTGGAACATTACCCGAAGCTGGTTGTAGAACTTCTACTTTCATTGGGTCTAATGAACTTGATGTTTTGAAATTAACATCATCCATTAAAGTAAACTCTGTTCCGTTTGTTGACATTGCGGTAGAATTAGAACTTACTATACCAGCGTAATCTAAATCTGCTTTATAATTACCACTACCTAAATTCTTTGCAGGAACATCAACTTGTACCGTTAATTCTACGGTTGAAGGTGCTGCTAATTTTGGTTTATATCCATATGATTGGGCGATTGCCAATACATTTTTTCTTTCTTCTGCAAATTGTAATAATGTTTCTCTGAATTGATTATCTACATAATAATTCAATACATCTCCAACATACGCTGCCATTTCAACAAACATCATACCTGGTGATGCTTCATTAAAGTCATTATATGTTGTTGGGAAATATGATTTCGCAAACTCAATAAGATTTTGTCTTATATCACGAAAATCTCTACCGAGATAATTTACCTCTTTCTTTACTAATTTTTTATTTGTTCCGTAGTCTACTTGCCTCGGCATTTTTATTCTCCAATATTAAAATTAAATGTTAATGTGTCAAAAGAATTCGGGTCTATTGATACCGAAAAGTCTATTGATACATCAACTTGATTATTTTCTTGAAACATAGATATCTCATTTATATTAACATAAGGTAACCATTCTGAAGTTGCTTCTCGTATTGCCTCATCAATCTGATTCTCCACATCAGGTCCTTGTTCAAAAATTATATCCATTAGTGTTGAACCAAATTCTGGTTGCATAACTCTCTCACCCTTTGAAGTCAATAATAGATTTCTCATATTAGCTTTTGCTTGTTCAAGTATTGTTTTTGTTTTATAAAAAAACCCTTCTTGACTATGGTCTAATGGAAACCTAACTCCAACATAGATGTCATCATTTTTATCTATTTCTCTTACACTTGCCATTTATCGTTAAGGTCTAAAATTGCCCTCACCCTTTTTCTTTTTATCAATTGCTTTCATTAAACCAGAATAATCTCTTGTTAAAGCGTTTTGAACATCTTCAGGAACTGCGTCTACTGAAACACCTGCTTTTTTGATTGAATCAACTGCTGCCATTTCTCTCGCTCTTTCTTTGTTCTGTCCCATACCCAAATCACCATAACCTAAAACATCTGCCATATTGTCAGAACCTAATACTCCACCGCCTAATGTTGGATATTCGTCAGTTTGAGTTTCTTGTGCTTTCAAACTTTTAGTTTCATTCAATACTCTATTCAATGCTGAATTTTTAGTATATTGTTTTTGTTTAACTGGTTTCTTAACTTTTGATGTTGGTTTAGAAATCGTTTCTGCTAATTTGATTTCTTCTTTTTCATTAATAAATATCTCGGTCAGTTGTTTTTTAATTTCCTTGCGGACAACTAATTCAATTATTTTTACTAATTCGTTTTTCTTCATTTTAACTCCCTTGTTATAAATTTTCGCCTAATTTTACTAATTCAACAACTTTTGTTAGTTGGTCTAATTTTGGTAAATCTTGTTCTGCTTGTTGAGCTTCCATCAACGCTTCTCTAACTTGTGGTGAACCACCAAATTGAAGATATCTCTGTAAGTCATTGTTATCGGCTCCGTCTGCAATCACATCTCTGATATCTGTTGTATCTATTGGTTTATTGTTTGGGTCTGCTTCATAAGCGTCAAGTTGTTCAACTATTGTTTGAACATCTCCACCACCATTCATTATCGCATCAAATGCTGCACTCAATGCTTCAATTGCTGCGAGCTGTCCTTTCACTTGTGCTTTTATATTTTCTATATTTTCTTTCATAGTATCTATATCATCAAAAAATTTATCCCACTCGTCTGTTGGGAAATCAAAAGCCAAATTATCTAACCCTAATGCTTTTCTAACATCATTTAAAGATACGGTTTCCCACTTGCTTGTATCTAACCAATCCATAGAAAAAAAATCTTTAACCTCTCCAAATCTCTTTTTGAAAAAGTTTAAGTCTGATAAAAATCCAAAAATGTGTGCTGGATTTACAACACCAGGAGCTAATACTGGAGGTAATGCTTTAGCTGCTAATGTATTAACTTGTTGAACAATATTCTCTACCTTTGGTCTCACTGCTTCTGCGTATGGTATAATATTCGCTGGTAATAATTTTGTATCCGCATCCAATTCACGAGAAAAGTCTTTTATTACTCCGTCTGTATAATTTTTTGCATATTCCTTAAAAGCCAATTCTATCATCTCGGCGTTTTCAATTCTAACTTGTCTACCTTTAATAAATACTTTTCCGTCTGCAAAAATACCAATATCACCAGAACGTTTGTGCCCTTTTGTTTTCTTTGAGTTTATTACAATTCTATCAGAATCAAAAATAATTTGTGGGGAATCATAATCAATTGAGAATCCTCTACTACCATCAACTCCTGCTGTATTAACACTATGTGCTGCTGGCCCATATGTTTTTGTTGGTTCTGGATATTCAACCTTTTCATTTGTAGTCATTCTGATTATTGAACCTGTTGGATTCCATTCTGGATAATTACGATTGATGTTAGCAACAAGACTTATATTTGGTGAGTCATAAACTCCACCTTTTTGATTACTACCTAATTGTATATGATTTCCAAATCTACCTTGTATAAGAGTATCTCCCTCACTTACTCTTTTACGGAAGCTTCCGTGTCTTTCTCGATTACTATCTTCAAAATATTCACCTTGTCTATATTCCAACTGACTAACATTACTATTCAGTAATGGTTCTCCTTCTATATCGTCTGTATCATTAATTGAATCATCTTGAACACCACTTATATTAAATTTATTAAAAGTTACTTTATTGGAAGTATTTAATTTACCGAAGTAATATCGTGTATTGGTAGCTTTATCACTAAATCCAAGAACTACTTCACCAACTACTGGCACCTGTATTATATTTGCATCCAAAGGGAAAAACTCTAATAATTCCTCTGGGTCATTTCCGTG